ATCTTTTTATACTGTTTATTCATCTTCATACTCGTGACGCCAAATAGAGCGTCTATATGAGACTTCTGGATAATTTTCTTCTTCTGATAAATTTTTCTTTAAAACGAGGAGTTCATAAACTTTATCCTCTTTATGTAATTCAACGTACCTTTCCGCTCTTTCTGGTGTATACGCGTGCCTTTCAATGAGAAGCTCACGTATTTGGGATAAAATGTAGTTCTTAGACTTCATTATTTAATAGAGAAGGTTTTTCTATCGAGAGAAGTTACACACGCGTAAAATTCTGGATTGTTAAGTACGTTCTTAACAATACGATCCCATTGTTTTTTAGTACTGAACTCTGAAAGCGTTTCAAAATTCATGAAATCATTTTCATCGTGTGTTCTCTTGATGGGCTGTTTCTGAATCTTACGGAGATTCATTTTCTGTTTTTCATCGTTAAACTTACGTATAAGTTCAGCCTGTTCCTGTATGGTATAGTTTACGAAAAACACGTAAACGTTATATTCAAGTTCCACTCCTGGACTTTCTGTTACTACAAATTTAAATTCTGTATATTCACCTTTTTTCAAAGAAATAACTCCTCTGGTTTCTTCTTCGAGTTCTCTCAAAGCACATCTAATGGGATTTGGAATCTCCCTTCGCCTGCACCCTCCGGTGACGAAAATCCAATCTTTGAATCTTCGATCCCGGACAGTGAGAAATCGTGGTTTATCACCTATAAAAGTGACGGGGACTGCAATTGCTTTATATTTTTTCATTGCTTATTTGCAAGTTATAATTGAATAAGATGATTATTCTGAAGATTCTTCATCATCATCATCAACTTGGGTTTCTAAAACTTCCTCTTTTTCGGTTTCTACATCTGGTATAGATTTCACTTTTGGTGGTGGTCTGGATAAATGTGTCATGAGGTTTCCGTAAAATCCTTTAACATTATCCATTTCTGATTTCGTTTTATTGAGTTCTCTGTACATGTACATTGTGGCAACAATACACATGAGCACGGCAACTATAGTCGCGGTATCGCGATCGAATGTAAACATTTTATATATAAAATTACGAGCTAATTTTTTAAGTTCCTATAATCGCACCCATGTGCGTTTTCTTTTCAGTTGGACACGGGTACCCCATTTTTCCAAATTGTATTTCCTGGTAATGTCCTTCTTTACACTCCGCATTTTGGGGAGGTTTTTCTGGTTTTTTACCAACTAAATGATCTAAAGTACCTGATTTTGGGTCATACGTTATAACAAAGATAAATGCTAAGAGAAAAATTAATTGCCAAAACATTTATAATAAATGGATAAATTAAATTAGTTAGAATACATCAAACCACCCATACCATTTTCGATACGGAGGATGTTGTAGTTGACGGCGTAGATATCATCGTCCGAGTTGGCGGTATCGTTAACAAGTCTCGCCGAATCGAGTCTACTAAAGTTGAGCGAACCCGTTGGTTGAACCTTGGACGTGTCGAGACAGAATGGGTACAAGAAGAACCTGTCATTTTCACCGGATGCACTAGCATCTTTCGAAGATGTGGTGTGGTAATACGAAGTGACCGCGGTGTAGTTTGGATCAACATATTTGAAATCGGCAACATCTGTACCATTGATTTGGAGTTTCATTTTATTTGCGTCATCCGCAATAGCGAGAGCACTCCCATCTGCAGCTACCAAACACTTAATTGGGTGGTTAAAATTGAGTTCCTGGGTCTTGGAACCGGAGGCGATAGCTTTTTGTGTTTGCGTAATAAGCATGTTTTGTGGTGTGGAAGACAAAGCGGTACGTTCGTCTGTGTCAAGGTGGATGAATTGACTGTAGACTTCATATGTAGCCCCATCGAGATTGGTACCCCACGTAATTCTCAATTCCACATCGTGGTATTGAAGAGCGACCAATGGGATGGCGGTTTGAGAATTTTCACAAAACGAAAACCTGAGTGGGTAAAACTTACTTTCAGATGACACAGCAAACCCGGAAGTAGATTTAGTTAAGTTTTGTGCTAATACAGATGGCGCAATGTATTGCGAGAATTCAGATGTTTGTTCGTCAATGACTTGTCCACCAATGAGAAGTTCAACTTTGGAAATTGCGTTGACCCAGTTGGCTGGTAGAAGTTTATGAGCTTTACTCGCTTTAGTTGGAGCGATATAGACATACCCGACCATGTCGCCTTTTCTTTCAAACCTGACGGTCGACATACCATTCGCGGTTGGGTTGCCCTGGATAACCTGTCTCTCAACAGTTTGGGCGAAATTTGTGTGACGTTTATAGTTGGACCTGAAAAAAGAAACTTCAGGTTGGCCGACGAGATGCGCATCTTGGGCACCTACGGCAACGAGTTGGGCAATACCTCCAGACATATTTTATATTATACTAAGGTTTTATTTTTTTATATATCTTCTGTGAAATCTGTATACTGCTTTTTTTTAGACGATTTGATTTAATTTATTTTCAAGTTCTTTTATTTTAGAGTTAAGTTCTTTTATAGCTTCTACAAACATACCTGCAATGTTCCCATACGCTATACCATACCCTGATTTTTCTGAACCAGATACAGCTTCCGGTAATACTTCGAGTAATTCCTGAGCAACTAAACCCGTGTATGCTATACCATCTTTTTCATACGTGTATCCATTTATTTTTTCTATTTTAGAAACTGGGTCTTCTATAGTTTTAAGATTTTTCTTATCTCTCACATCGGAATATGCAGTAACATTTCCAGATGCATATATATCACCCACAACATGGAGTGTATGAGATGGTGATGCTGTTCCTATACCAACATTACCAGAATTGGTAATTCTTAATCTATCGGTACCACCTGTCGTAATCTTAAAAGTATCACCTGATGGAAACCCAAAGAATGTATCTGTATCACCTGTATGTGTAATATAAGTAGGGACAGTAAGTCTACCACTACTATCTATGTTCAGTCTGTCGATTCCACCCGTCCTAAGTACAAACTGATTAGAACCTGGAAACCCAAAGTATGTATCTGAATCACCATCATGTGTAATATAACTACCAATTATAACATTACCCGTGTTATAGATTATGTCTGAACCCGAAGTTGTCCAAGGACTTGAACCACCACTACTTACGGTTGTCCATGACATTGCACCCCCACCACTTGATGTAAGTACTTGTCCACTCGAGCCTGTAGAACCATTTGCACGTAAACCACTTGTTACATTCATAGTACCGTTAACATCAAGTTTATAACTCGGACTTGTTGTTCCTATACCAACATTCCCAGATTCTAACGTGAGGTTATGAGTAACACCAGATGTGAGTGAGTTATTTGATGTACCATTACACACGTAAAAATCAATCGAGTTATCAGCAGAACCACTATTGTGTCTCGTACGTATGAAATGTTTATACTGATCGTTTCCGTTCCAACCAAACGTTATTTGTGGTGCATTAATCGAAGCAGTATTGGTATCTCCATTTCGAATCAGTATACCACCTGATGAGGCACTGAGTGATCCAGCTACGTCCAAATATCTTACTGGTGATGATGTTCCTATACCGACCTTCCCAGAGCTTCTATAAATATCTGAACCCGAAGTTGTCCAAGGACTTGAACCACCACTACTTACGGTTGTCCATGACATTGCACCCCCACCACTTGATGTAAGTACTTGTCCACTCGAGCCTGTAGAACCATTTGCACGTAAACCACTTGTTACATTCATAGTACCGTTAACATCAAGTTTATAACTTGGACTCGTTGTTCCTATACCCACATTCCCCGTGTCATATTTTATCACCATTTTAGAGTCTGATAGATCTGCATTCGCCGTATTATCAGTTGAATTTTCCAAACAAAAGTGTAAATCATTACGACTATAAGTACCAGCACCATCGGCTATTATAGCTGCTTTAAAAGCAGAACTTGAGGTGGTTTGATGTGGTGTACCTAAAAGTAGTCTCGCGTTATTGTGCTCACTTTGATTTGTTATGACTAAATCCGCATAACTACCATCGTTTGAAGTCGAACCATCAACTACGGTCATTTTATGTCCCGAACCTATATCATTATCATCGCCTATTGATACCTCACCACTCGAATTAATTCTGAATCTTTCTGTATTACTTGTTGTAATTGTAAAGGTATCATTTGATGGAAACCCAAACTTTGTATCTGAATCACCATCATGTGTAATATAACTACCAATTATAACATTACCCGTGTTATAGATTATGTCTGAACCCGATGTTGCCCAAGGACTTGAACCACCACTACTTACCGTTGTCCAAGACGGTGGAGACGACGAACCACCTGATGTAAGTACTTGTCCAGATGTACCTGAAGACGCAGTAGTACCAACTGTTAAAACACCCGTAAAGTTAACAGTACCGAAAACATCGAGTTTATAACCTGGACTTGATTGTCCTATACCGACATTACCAGAATTGGTAATTTTGAATCTATTAATACCAGATGTGTTTATTACAAACGTATCATTTGATGGAAACCCAAACCTTGTATCTGTATCACTTGAATGTCGGATATAATCAGGAATAGTAAGAATACCAGTATTATCTATATTCAGTCTGTCGATTCCACCTGTCCTAATTACAAACTGATTATCACCTGGAAACCCAAAGTATGTATCTGGATCACCATCATGTGTAATATTACTACCAATTGTAACATTACCCGTGTTATAGATTATGTCTGAACCCGAAGTTGTCCAAGGACTACTTACGGTTGTCCATGACATTGCACCCCCACCACTTGATGTAAGTACTTGTCCACTCGTCCCAGCGGATGGGGAAGGAGCGCCAACATATAAAGCACTTCCTATATGCATACTACCGTTAACATCAAGTTTATAACTTGGACTTGTTGTTCCTATACCCAAATTTCCCGACGTATCTAATGTCATTTTTGTAGTCGTTAAATTACCGGCGTTTGAGGACCATTTTATTTTATTAAAATCACTATTATCCATACCAAATGCCCAACCAGCTTCACCTGCAACATCAAATGATATAAAAGGATCTCCGGCGCTACTACCACCTACTCGAAGTGTTATTATAGAATCCTGGTTCGAGCTAGTAGAATTATTATACACCAAAAGACCATTAGTAAACGGGTTAGCACTACCACTTGATGCTATTTGTAAAGGTGCACCTGGAGTCGTTGTTCCTATACCAACGTATCCACTACTGAGAATTTTGAATCTATCAACACCACTTGTTGATATTACAAACTCATCATTTGTCATAAACCCAAACCTTGTATCTGTATCACCTGAATGTCGGATATAATCAGGAATAGTAAGAATACCAGTATTATCTATATTCATTCTGTCGATTCCACCCGTCCTAATCACAAACTGATTAGAACCTGGAAACCCAAAGTATGTATCTGAATCACTTGTATGTGTAATATAATCGGCAATATCACCACTAAATGAAGATGGGGTTGTCCATGTCATTGCACCCCCACCACTTGATGTGAGTACTTGTCCAGTCGAGCCTGTGGAACCATTTGCTTTTAAACCACTTGTTATATTCATATCGGTAATATCCATTTGGTTTTGAATGGATACGTTTGATGCTATTAGACCACTTGTATTGACACTTCCAGATAAAATGTT